CTGGGTAACATTACCCACACTCATAAAGTTTTTAATTGTTAGATTTTTAAACTTGATCAAACTGTCAGTCCTTGATAAATGTGTGTTAGGATGTTTTTGTCAATGACGTCAGAGTCAATTGCTTGGATCTGATTTAATACAATAGCATCAACTGATTCAAATTGTATCTCACCACCAGTCCACTCTGTTGCGTGTTCTTCTTTCTTACCAGGGATAAGACTGAGCTCACGCATGTTATATGTTTCTACCCATTGCTCTTTGATGTATGTTGCTTCTTCATAGCTAATGTCTACATCAATTGTAACACGAGCAAATGTTTGTGCGTCAAATAATTCTGCATGGCGATCAATGGCTTGTGTTAGTGTAAGTGTTTTAAACTTGGGAGCACCTGGCCAAGTTTTAAACTCTGGCTCACTACCGTACTCCAAGAACATACAGCCACGTTCGTCATCCCAGGCATCTGCGTAGTTGTGCGGGAAACAATTTCCCATGTACACAATGTTGCCCCTGCGTTGGCGTTTGTGGAAGTGTCCTGAGAATACAAGTTCTTGATTGGGAAAGTGCCCTGCATTGAGTCCGCCATGATCTGGCATTTCTACCATGGCATTCATCTTAAAGTGAGGAAGTTCAAAGTGTCCAAACACATAGCGGCTTTTTAGCTTGGCCATGTTGGTCCACTCATCGCCTACAAGCCATGGCATGATAGTCATATCACCTACTGTTAGGTGCTCGTCAACTAAGACAACATTGTCCAGGTGCTTGGCAAACGGCAGTGAGTTAATCTCACGCTTCTCACGATATGCAAGATCATGATTACCCATAATAATGTATACTTTTTCAAAGTTCTCTGAAAGGTACTTGACATTAGAAGTAGTATAATTAAGGGTGCTTACGTTAACAGTGGATCTATTGTTGTGCCAGTCGCCAAGGAAGATGCATGTTTCAGCACCTTCTCGTTTGGCCTCTTCAACCATCCAATGGATAAATTTTTCACAGTCATCATTGTGTGCTCTGCTGTTATTGCGGAGGCCAAAGTGGATGTCAGTGAAGCATACTACTTTATTAAAAGGTTTAGTCATCAGCTATTATAACATTTCTGTCAGCTTATGTCTACATCTTTCGATTTCATCCTTGAGAAACAATTTCTTCTTTTTAAGTTCATGAGCCTTTACTGTATCGTTACCATGTTGCTGTTCAAGTAGAATCAAATCACGTTCAAGTTTTGAATGGCTTGCCTCTAAATGACTAATGTGATGTTTTAGACTATCTGTATGCATGTTACTCCTTTTTTAAGAATTGGGCTAACTCGGGACCTTTCCAGCCCAGTGGCTTTAGAACTTTACCATCTTCGCGCTTACGAACCTTACCTGACTCGCTGTCAATCTTAGCAAAGTTTGTACTCATTACTTCTTTCCAAGCACCTTCTGCATCTGCACCTAGACTATGGATTGCTCCAATAGTAACAACTAAAATGTCAATAAGTGCATCCAAGGTTTCAACTTGGTCGTTGTTGTTGACTGCTTCTTTAAGTTCAGTAACTTCTTCATCAATCAAAGAACCATATAAAGCAAATTGTTTATAATTAAAATTGTCTACAGTCTGGTCGCAGGCCCGCATAAATTTTTCTTGGTCACGAAATGGATTAGTCATACTTCCTCCTTGTCTTCTAATACAATCTCAGTTAATTCAATATCTGCATCAGGATCAATTTCTAGATCTCTGGCTGTATCAGCCAATGCTATTGCATCATTCAATGCACCCTGTCTTTCGATCTCAGCATGGTGAGCAGCCGAGCTTTCCATCTGACGAGTCCATGATGGCATTTGTCCTGTTTCTTGTAGCATGTCGTCACGAATGTCACGTTGACGTTTTTCTACGTTAAGCACACGAGTAAAGCTATTTGTAACAGCGGCAGTGTAGTAAGCGAATGGATTTTGACTCTTGCCTTCATCAAACTGTAGCGCAATTTGTGTAAGCTGGATAAGTGCTTGGCCACGCATTTCATCAACGTAGCTGTAGCCACGCCAGTTGCTTCGTAAACTATAACGCTCACACAGTTTCAAGAACATGGCACCGAGTCTATTTGTAATCTGTCCATGGTCAACACTGAACTCACCGGTGATAAGATCACCCTTCCAGTGACTACGAATTACTTCTCTCCATGAGCCGTCTTCATTGACAACAAAATGTTTAAATGGTGGAAAGTTAACTTTGCTTCTATGATCAGCAAGACTTTTAGGATTATTTTTACGTCCTGGAGCCAGTGGGATATGATCCCAGGTCATGACACGAACAACTAAATCTGTTGTTGGAATTTTCTTGATCGGGATTTCAAATTCGTCAGCCTTTGGTTTGGTGCTTGCTTTGCCCTTTGCTTCTTCCCAAGCGGCAACTGCGGCTTTGTGAGCTTCAGAGGAGAGTCGATTAGCACGGGCTGTCTTGGCTAGATTAATAGCACCTTCTGGACATACTTTAGTTTTTCTATTATGAAAGCTTTTTAGGTCTGAAACAATATAATCGTACTGTTGGTATTCTGGACTTTCAATCCAACAATATTTCATTTTACTATTGTGTATTTCTGCTAAGATATCTTTGTTTTTAAGATATACTGTTTTTATTTTTTCTTCAATCACGTAAATGACTCCTTCTGTATAGTATAGCAGGCATTGCGCTAGATGTCAATGGTAAAGTACCTATATAACTTAAACGGTAAATAGGAGTATGAAGATTACCGATCTTAAACCCCGTATCATTGCCATCTATGCTGGCCGCTTTCATCCATTCCATCATGGACACGCAGACGTGTTTCGAGAACTTGCAGGCAAGTTTGGCATTGAAAATACTTATATTACAACCAGTGGTAAAGTAGAACCAAACTCAAGTCCTTTTACATTTGCTGACAAAGTTAAAATGATGGGCTTGGCTGGTGTTCCTGCGGCGCACGTAATTGAAGAAACAGTTCCTTACTCACCTGTCAACCTCCCGCATAAACTTGGACTTGATCCTAACAGAGATATTATGCTCTTTGCTGTTGGTGAAAAGGACATGCGAGAAGATCCAAGATTTTCATTCAAACCCCTAAAAGATGGCACGCCGGGCTACTTTCAAAAGTACACAGGCAAGAACATGATGCCTTTTAGCAATGGCAAAAACCCAGATGGTACACGTGCTGGGCATGGATATATCTATCCTGTTAAGGATGTACAATTTACAATTGCTGGTGAATTAATAAACAGCGCAAGTAAAATTAGAGAATTATATCGTAATGCCAATGTTGAAGGACGAATGAACATTTTAAGTGAGTTGTATCCCAATGGTGGAGCGGCCTTAAAAACAATAAAGCGAATATTCGACGGGAAACTAGGACAATAAAATATGGCACAATTAGAAGATAAAGTTTCGATTAGATTTAAAGCATTTGAAAACATGACAGATGCAAGTGGCCGGGCAAATGCAAATAGTGATCCTCGTTCATTGACCAAGGGAACCAAGAATGTGATGATTTGGCCCAGCACTCCAAAGATTAATCAAAGTATCGAAGTAAATTACAGCACATGGGAATTGCAACATACTAACTATCAACCAAGTGCATTTGGTAATCGTACAACACCAATCATAACAATCAGCGGTCCTTGGTTCAGTAGAAACATTGAAGAAGCCACACGCACACTGGAAGCAATACATCTGATGCGAAGTGCAACTAGCATGTTTTATGGTCGCGAAGATAGTAAAAAAGGAACGCCTCCTCCAATTGGCAGACTAAATGCACACGGGCTTTACAATAACACTCCAGTTGTGGTAAAAACATTTCAGTATGATTATCCCAACGATGTAGACTATATTTCAGTTGATATGTTTAATGGAAAACAGGCAGTACCAGTATTATTTGAAATGACAGTTGCGTTAATTGTTCAAGTCAACATGGTAGAAATTGTAAAAGATTACACACTTTCAAAATTTGTTTCAGGCGACTTGCTTGGGGATGGATACGTATAATGTCAACAACCGGTAGTAATCAATATTCAGCTACACCAGTAACTGATTTTTATTTAGATAAAGCAAAGTTTCCAACGGCAGCCGATTTGCTTAGAAATAAGACTGCTGAGATTATTGTAGTTGATCCAAAGTTTGAACACAGACCTGATCTGCTAAGTTATGAGTTGTACGGCAACAGCAGTTACTGGTGGGTAATTGCCTTGTTAAATCGTACACAGCTTGAAGATCCTATTCGAGATTTAAAAGCAGGCATGGTACTTCAAGTATTGCCTAAAACTGCAATTAATGGAGTTATTTAATGGCGGCAGAAAAACCCACCTATAATGACGACACAGGTCTACCAGAGATTCATTATAATCCTCTACAGAATTACAGGAATGTAACATACAATACCAGGCTGACAATGATGCCTCCTATTGAAACCACAAAGGCAAGACCTGACAGAACTTATGATTATAAGAATGGAATTGTGATGTGGGAAACTGGTGGTTCAGGCAGTATGCACTTAGAAGAATTAAACATGTCCGCCGCTGGAACAGGAAATAAAACTGGGAACTATCTATCGCAAGTGCCAAACAACTTCACAGGAAGATTGATTGAGCCAATTGGTGGAAGATTCTTTGAATCAATGAGCCTTGCCGCAATGCAAATGGGTTATTCAAATAACAATGCTATGTATCTTCTTGAAATTTACTTTGTTGGATATGATACCAAATCTGATGAACCCGTGCAATGCCGAGGCTGGCAAGACGAAGCAATGATATTCCGTTGGTATGTGTCATTCAATGATATCAAGATGAGTCTAGACTAAAAAGGTGCAATATATGACTTTGAATTAGTTTTACATGACGGTAATGCATCAAAAACAGATTTCTTAAAATTAGAACAAGGCTTTAGAATGAAAGGCCGTCCAGCAACCATTGGTGACTTTTGTACAGAACTTGCAACGGCATTAAACGAGCGAGAAGCTGAAAAAGTTAAAACTGGAATTCGCTGTATTCCTCACAAGTATGTGATCACGGCACACAAAGAACTTGCATCTTTAAAATATGACTACGGATTGTTTGGCGATTTTGCCGCAAAGTGGGGAATGTTTCGTGGAGAGATTCAATCACAACCTGGGACAACTATTCAAGAATTTATAACAAGTTCTATGCCCAATAGTCAAGACGTGTTAAAGTTTTTGCATCAGATACCTAAGAAGAAAGAATATAACAGCCCTGATACAAAACCAGGAACAAGTCATATCCCAATGCGAGCATTTGCTATTATCTCAGGGAACAGGGATGTGATAAAGGATGGCAAGCAGGCGTTTGATGATAAACTTGGTGCCACGGCACAAGAAGTACATTACTTTATTACAACTCGTGAGGATGCTGTAAACATAGTCAGTCCTAATGAATATAAAGATGCAACAGTTCCTGCCAATAGGGACAAGCGAGTTGATACTTGGATTAAAAAAGGTTTGCTTCGTAAAGTATATAAGTGGATCTACACTGGAGAAAACACAGAAGTTATTAATGCTGAAATTAAGATAGATCAACTTTGGCGTAATGTAAGACCACTATGGATTGATGACTCAACTGGAAAACCGATTGCCGCACAAGCAACCCAGTCTACTACAAAAGAAAGCCCCGCTGGCAAAAAGAATCCTTCAGCAATGCAATGTGATGATGCTAGAAATGTAAAACCAACTACAGGTCAGGTATACTATGCTGAAGACATGCCATACAAAGACAGTAAAGATATTGCACCCAAGGCTGGTTGGTATCCGCACATGCCACAGTTCTATCATATGAATACCAGTGTGCAACAAAATTCTCAACAAGGCAGTATCAAAGAAGAATCGGCACAAGAGTACAGCATTTATCGACAGGTTGCAAACAATCAGGCTGGTGGAGGAGACATGAATACTTTAGACCTTGAAGTGGTAGGCGATCCATATTGGCTATTGCAGATTCCTAGTAAAACTGCCACAGCACCTCCTTGGACAGATGATGTTTGGGAATATGAAAAAAGTCAGCTGACAGAAGATATGATGGCAGAGAAACGCAAACATGCCAGTACAAATACTTGGCTGTCGTTTATATATTTTGAAGCACAGGTGCCATCAGTTGACAATGACAGCAAAACTGATACAATGAGTCTGCGAAGATCAGATGCCATTAGTGGAGTTTATACTGTTCGTGAATTAAAAAATAAATTTGTAAAAGGCAAGTTCACAACAACATTAAGTTGTGTACGAGACAATCTAGCAAGTCCGTGGTCTGGCAAGTCCGAATCAACTGCATCAACTACAAAAACTACAACAGGCAATGCCGCATCAAAGGGCCCAACCAACGCAGGGGTTGATGTCATGGGCAATGTTACAGGATATGAGTCGTGATCAAATTACCAAATAATAATCCGTACATTATATCATTTACACAAGGGTCGTCAGGCAGGTTTGTCAAGTACCTGTTGTACAATTTGTTGACTGATTCATCAGATAAATTAGATGTTCATCCAATTACTAATTCAACGCATTTGTCTGACATGATGTATTGTGGCTACGTATACAACAGGGATACACACAAAGACGCTGATGCCAAAGATTGGGGTACTAGTCGTAGAGACGTTTGGAATACTATTGAATTTGATAACACATTGGTAGAGGCCGGCGCACCTAAAATTTTTGCAACCCATAGATTCCCAGATTTTAAACTGGTCAAGGAAAGATTGGGACCTGATGTAAAATTTATAATTATAACAATAGATCCTAGAGACCTAGTAGAAGTGGTATTAAATGATAAAGTTAAAAATCACTATGATATGCTTACTGGCACTTCGCGTGATACACGACCCACGCCACTTTTAATGCAAGAATTAGTAAAACGTTACCACAGATTCTTAGGTTACCGGTATAAGGGAACATTTGTAAAGGACGATGTAATTCAAATTGCAAAAAGTTTGGCCATGGAACATTTGGTATACTTTCTTAGTAAAGCAACGGATACACCATGTCCACATGATCCTGATGCAGAACTTAGAATTGGAGCATACATGAATACTCCTCCGATCACCGACTATCCAATGGATCAGGTATTGTACCTGCCATACAAAGAAATAGCTACGTATAAGAACAATAGTCATTTATGGTTAAGAAAGTTAGAAAAATTCACTGGTAAAAAAGCAAATGAAGTCACAAAAGACTCGTACCAACATTATCTCAACGGAAGAGACCAGTTGATGAAAGAATATAGGTTGTAAAATGAAAGCAAACACCACAGGAAACAACAAAGCATCTGGTAATAATGCAGTTGGCAACAAACAGCAAGGCATTTTTATTGGAAAGGTCAAAGAAAATACTGATCCAGATGGCCTTGGACGTTTACGAGTCTGGATCCCGCAACTAAGTGCAGCCAAGGAGACTGATAAATCAAGTTGGCATACAGTAAGGTATTGTCCCCCTTTTGCTGGCGCTGGCGACACCAAAGCAGAAGCCACTGCCAACGATGCCACCAAGTATCGTCAAACCAATCAAAGCTATGGCGTGTGGATGATTCCGCCTGATTTGAATGTACAGGTTATTTGTAGTTTTATCAACGGAGAACTACATCAAGGCATTTGGTGGGCGTGTCTTCCAATGGATGGTCATACACACGCCCTTCCTGGTATCGCGTCTGGAAGCACACACGATGGCAAAGTTTTACCTGTAGCAGAACGTAATAGATATAACACCAAAGATCCGCAAAACGAAAATCGTCCAGAGCATATTGTAGGTGATGTTATTAAAGCACAAGGCCTAGAAAAAGACAGACAACGCGGCCACACCAATGCTGGCCCTTTTAGGAACAAAGATAAGCACCCTGGCCTAGCATATGGAATTTTAACTCCCGGACAGCATCAGTTTGTCATGGATGATGGGCCTGATGGTCGTAGTGGACAAATACGCCTGCGTACACAAAGTGGTAATAGTATTATCATGGACAACAACTGTGGGTTCATTTATATTATAAATGCCAACGGCAGTGCATGGGTACAGTTAGATAAATCTGGTAACATTGACATGTATGCCATGGGAGACTTTAGTGTCAATGCTGAAGGTAGTATTAATCTTCGTGCTGGCAATAACATTAACATGGAAGCTGTTGAAAATATCAACGCCGGAGCAGCCAAGAATTTCAACTTGGAAGCATGTGAAGTTTTTAATGCCACCGGTACTAACGGCATGAATTTAACATCTGCTCAGAACATGAACATCTTAGCAGATAGTCAATTTAAGATGACAGCCCAACGCATTGATTTAAATGGACCACCAGCACAACGTGCAGAGTTGCCAGCAGAAAATAGTTTAGTTACCAATGCAGTTGTTGGATCTAGTATTGCTGGTCGTGTGCCAGAAGCAGAGCCATATGGTGGCCACCATTGCCGCAATGAAGGAGAACAACCAACAGTTGCTCCAGGAAGCCCAGGAGTACCTGAAGCTGAAATTACACCTTCGCCGGACAGCTACAAAGCAGATCCAGTTGTAGTCGACCCAGAAAATCCAACCCCAGAAGAAACCAATGCCATTGATTGTGTAGCAGAGCCTGCATCAAGTAAATTGTCTGATGAAGCCTTCAACTTGATGAAAAGTAGAGAAGCATATCGAGGCATGATGTATGCTGATTATCAAGGGTACTCAGTTGGATATGGTACACGGGTAGACATTTTTGGTCCAAGCAATCCTGCCAGCAAAATAGATGATAATCTTAAACAAGCTTTGTTAGCAGGTCCAAGCGAAGCTGAAGCACGCCTGGCCAGTAGACAAATTATTGATAGACACGTTAGCCCGGCAATCACAAACTTGATTAAAAAAGAATCCACTGGAAAAAATGTTTGTCTAACACAATCACATATTGACGCACTGATCATGGCAGCATATGGAAACCCTGGCCAAGCAAATGAAATGACACGTAAGTTAATTGCCAGCGCAGCCGCACAAGCAGATGGTAAGCCACGCAAAGAAGATATTGCATCAATTTGGGCTAATTCCAAATATTCCAATAGTGCTAATCAACGAAACAGTGAAGCAAAATTTGCAATGACAGGTAAACCAAATAGTGATTCACGAAGCTTGACTGGAAGCCAATTACTAACACAAGGTGTCAAGGCAGATGAAACAGCAGTTAGAAATAACAAGGCTCGCAACCCACAAAATCCGTGGTCAGGCTCTTTAGGAAACGGCCCTCAGACCGGTACCAAAACAGACACAGCATACGGCAAGCCCTCTACACAACAGCTGGGTCAATGGGAACGAAGTGCATACCTGAACACAGGTAAAGCACCAATTGGTAGTAATCTAACGTTGATTCAACTACGTGACAAATATGGCCCGCCACATACAGACGGCAATTATCCGCCACGCATGCCTGCACCAGCCATGCAGGGCTAATGATATAACCCGCTTTATCCCAAGCTGGTAAATAGGTGTATGCCGCAATATACATCACGTTTTCGAGGTTATAGCTCAGTTGGGACCAATTTCATGGACCCAGTTCGTTACGACCTAGATCTTGCTCGTCAAGACTTATTAAATCACTTCAACACTCGCAAGGGCGAGCGTATCATGCTTCCTACCTTTGGCAGTATTGTATGGGAAATGTTATTTGAGCCCCTGGATGATTACACCATTGGATTAATAGATGCTGATGTACGAAGCATTGTCAAGAATGATCCACGCTGGCAATTGCAAAGCGTGGCAATATCCGAAGGTCCCAACGCCCTTAATATTGAAATTGTTGTGACCTATGTGCCAACAAACGAAGTAGTAACATTACCATTGACCTACGATAAAGGAACTAATACATTATGAGCCAAACTAAACGTCTTGGACAACTGAATGCTGCCGAAAGCTGGCTAAACAATTACCGTTATTTGGTAAACGCTGATTTTAAAGCATATGACTTTGAAAGTCTTCGTACTGCGCTGTTAAATCACGTACAAACAAATTACCCAGAAGATTTCAACGACTTCATTAACTCAAGTGAGTATGTTGCGCTGATTGATATGATGGCCTTCATTGGACAAAACTTGGCGTTCCGTAGTGACTTGAATCTACGTGAGACATTTTTAGAAACAGCAGAAGTACGTGGCAACGTATTAAGTATTGCTCGTCAACTTGGTTACAAGCCATATAGAAATTCTGGAGCATCAAGCTTTTTACGTATCAGTGCTGTGAACACAACACAAAATATCTATGACAGCAAAGGCACAAATATTTCTGGCCGCACTATTGTGTGGGGTGATCCTCTAAATGCAGACTTCAATGAACAGATTACTTTGATTCTAAACGAAGCATTTAGTAAATCAAATCCTGTAGGTCGTCCTATTAGTAGTATCACTGAGAGCGGAGTTGTTCGTCAATTGTATCAAGTTGCCCAACCAGCAAGTAGAACAATGGTAGAAACATTTACTTTATCTGCACGTAACAATTCAAACTATTCATGTGAACTTGTCCCGGTTAACATTGACCTAGATAGCCAGTTGGCCATTGAAAGTGTTCCAAACCCTTACAGTTATTTGACTGCATTGTTTAACAACGATGGTACTGGTTACTCAAATGCTAGCAATGGTTGGTTCTTTATGTTCAAGCAAGGCACATTGAAATTTGAAGACTATGTGTTAGATACCAGTGTAGAAAATAGAGTAATAGATTTAGCAGGCGAAAATATCAATGACTCTGATGTTTGGGTGCAAAGTATTGATGCCACCGGCCGTATATTATATAACTGGGAACAGGTTCCTTCAACGGTGGGAAAGAATATTGTTTTTAATGCAACAGATAAAGACACACGAAAGATTTACGAAGTCATTACACGTGAAAATGATTCTGTATCATTGAAATTTGGTGACGGGGTATTTGCAGACATACCAATGGGAAACATACGCATATGGTATAGAGAAAGTGCAAATGAAAATGCAACGTTTAATCCAGTTGATGTTGCTGGACTTCAAATTGCAATACGCTATGTTGACAGCACTGACACTGAACAAGATTTGCTGTGTACACTTCAATTGGCTGCACCTGCATCGTCCTCTGCCAGTGAATCACTGGAACAAATTAAAAATCGTGCAAGTCGCTCGGCCGCCAGTCAGGAGCGAATGATTACTGCATCAGATTACAATACGTACCCAGAAGGTAAAGTGGGC